GATAGATACTATGGTCTTTTAGACCTTGCACTTGCAAGTGGAATCTTTGAGAAGAGTTCCACACGTATCAAACTACCAAATGGTAAAACAGAATTTGGTAAAACAATTAACAACAACCCCGAGAAATACTTTACACCCGATGTAATGGAAAGACTCGAAACAGTAGTAGAAGGATACTTTAAATATGGAAACACGCATAGAACAGACGATACTGAAGAATCTGATTCAGAGTGAAGAGTTTGCACGAAAGTGCGTCCCATTCATTAAGTCAGAGTATTTTGCCGATACCGAAGAAAGAACTGTATTCAATGAAATACACGAATACTTTCAGAAGTATACTAAATCACCAACTGTAGAAGCACTTCTCATAAACCTTGAAAACAATACTTCTCTTAACGAGAATATTGCAAAGGGTTCAAAAACTATAGTTGATAAGATTGGTAAAGATAAGGAGACCACACCAAGTGAGTGGTTAGTGGAAGAAACGGAGAAATGGTGTAAGGATAGAGCAATCTATATTGCAGTCATGGATTCGATTGAAGTCATTGACAAGAAATCACAGAGGTCTACTGGTGAAATACCCGAGTTATTGAAAGACGCACTTTCCGTGTCCTTTGACACAAACATTGGACATGACGTATTGGAAGATTCAGATGCAAGATTTGAATTCTATCATACGGAAGAAGAGAAGATTCCGTTTGACTTAGAATACTTCAACAAGATTACCAAAGGTGGATTACCTAATAAAACACTTAACATTGTTCTTGCTGGAACTGGTGTTGGTAAATCATTGTTTATGTGTCACCAAGCTGCTTCATGTCTTATGATGAACAAGAATGTTCTATACATTACTATGGAAATGTCAGAAGAAAGGATTGCAGAGAGAATCGATGCAAACACTATGAATGTTCCTATGAAAGAACTACCCGATTTGTCTAAGAAAATGTTTGACAAGAAAGTCGACAAACTAAAAAACAAAACTAAAGGTAAACTCATAGTAAAAGAATATCCAACTGCTTCTGCACACGTAGGACACTTCAGACACCTACTACAAGAACTGGATATCAAGAAAGACTTTCAACCCGATATCATATTCATTGACTATCTGAACATATGTGCAAGTCATAGAATCAGGCCAGGAAGTGGTGCAAATTCATACACATTGGTGAAGAGTATTGCAGAAGAGTTACGTGGACTTGCAGTAGAGTTTGACGTTCCATTGGTAAGTGCAACACAAACCACAAGAAGTGGATATGGTTCAACAGACATTGGACTCGAAGACACTTCAGAAAGTTTTGGTTTGCCTGCAACTGCAGACTTAATGTTTGCATTGATTACCAGTGATGAACTAGAAGAACTAGACCAACTCGTAGTGAAACAGTTGAAGAACAGATATAATGACCCTACAATATTCAAAAGATTTGTAATCGGTATTGATAGAAGTCGTATGAAACTCTATGATTGTGAACAAGAAGCACAAGAAGAGTTATTTGAGAATGCAGAGAGTGTTAATGACGATATTCCAGTGTTCGATAGAGGAAGGAATGATGGACAGAAGAGAGACTTCAACGACTTCACATAAAAACCCCCTTTACAGACCACCTAAATAATGTTATACTAGATGGTTCTATGAATAAAGCGATAAAAAGTTCTGAGGTTATTTTAAAGATAACGGAGAAAATTGAACTCAAGAAACAATTGAGAGATGCACGTGCATCTAAAGACACTAAAGAAATAGAAAAAATATCTAAAAAAATTGCAAAAATAGAGTCTAAACTGTCTTCCTCACCCCTTGCAAAATCCTAAATAATAACATAGATTACATACACTATAGTTAATCACGGAGAATTTATGTCTAGAGCAGAAGGTAAAACTAAAATACAAGCAGAAATGGATAAACTCAATAAGAGAAAAGACTATCTTATGGGTGTTAACGGAACATATTCATTAAACTCACAACCCGATTCAAGTGATTTTGCTGCTGATTACGCTGCACAATCAAAGTCTGATTGGACTGGAAACGGAAGAAGTGGTTGGTTATCTGCATGGAAAACTGCAAACTCTTCACTAACTAAAGACGAATCATGGAATATGCCTGCAGACACAAGCACCGCAACTCATGCTGACCATTTACAACATTTATTCAGAAAACACGAAGAGACTTCTTCTAACTTTACTACAAGTGATAAACCAGTATCAGACATAGTAGCTGAACTTGCAACACTTCAGACAGACATGGACGATATACTTGCTGGTGAAGCAGCTGGTGACGTTGACCAAGTCGACCCAAGTTAATAAACAAAAAAATACCATAAATAGTAGTAATACCACCAAGAATGTGGTATAATTACTATTATGGGTGCAAAAAATCTACATTTAGAACACTTAGAAGACGAGATTATCAATCAAGGGATTGATGGTGGACGTGGTGCTATAAACTTTTTACAGGGTCTTAGAGACATGTTAAAAGGAAACTCTAATTCAAGTGTTAACATGACTGTTAAGTGGGACGGAGCTCCTGCTATTTTCTGTGGTCAACACCCCGAAACTAATCAATTCTTTGTTGCAAAGAAATCTCTATTCAATAAAGAACCTAAGTTTTACACTTCAGAACATGAAATTAAAAATGCAGACGAATTAAGTGGTGCATTGAAAGAAAAATTCTTGACTTCATTTCAGTGTTTATCTAAACTATCTTGGAATACAATCATGCAAGGTGATTTAATGTATACCAACGATAAGAAAATGCAGAAGATTGACGGACAGTCTTTTGTCACATTCCAACCCAATACAATCATGTATGCAGTCAATATAGAATCAGACTTAGGTAAAAAGATTGCAAACTCTAAAATGGGAATCGTATTTCACACTACCTATAGTGGTGGAACTATAGAAGACCTATCTGCAAGTTTTGGTGCAAACATATCCAAACTAGGAAACAATTCAGACGTATGGATTGACGACGCAAGTTATAAAGATGTCAGTGGTCAAGGTTCAATGACTGCAAAAGAAACACTTGCACTTACACAAGAGTTATCTAAAACAGGTAAAGCATTCCACGGAATCAAAAAGAATGACCTACAAAAGTTCATGAAGATACAGGAAGAGATAGGTAGAAAAGGTGCTGGTGCATCATACAAAACATATTGTAATACACTTATTAGAGGTGGTTCATACAAACCAACTTATGACGGATACATGAAACACTTTGAGAACTATTGGAGAGACAAAGTAGTTGGTAAAGTCAAAACAGAAAAGACAAAAGAAATCAAAAGAGAAATCGGTGAACAACTCTATAACGAACTTAGAAGTTTAAAGAAAATGATAACCAATCTTACTTCATTTATGGGACACTTGGTTGTTGCAAAACAAATGATTATAGAATCCCTAAATAGAGTAAAGAGTATCGGAACTTTTAAAAAGACTGCAAATGGTTTCGAGGTAGTTAACCCCGAAGGATACGTTGCAATAGATAAAACAGGAAGTGCAGTTAAACTCGTAGACAGAATGGAGTTTGCATTCAACAACTTTACTGCACAAAAAGCATGGGACAAGTAATGAAATCATTTAATTCATTCCTAACAGAGGCAAAAGACAAGGGTGCAGTGTTTACCTTTGGTAGATTCAATCCACCTACAACAGGTCATGGGAAGTTAGTTGCAAAACTTAAGAAAGAATCAAAAGGTGATGACGTTCTGTTATTTACCTCACACTCAAATGACAAGGTAAAAAATCCACTATCACATAAAGATAAAATCAAATACCTCAGAAATTTCTTTGGAAAAATTGTTGCAGACGTAAATGCAAGAACAGTATTTGAGATTGCAACAGAATTACACAAGAAAAAATACAAAAGAATCTCTATGGTTGTTGGGTCAGATAGAATTAGAGAATTTGAAACACTACTAAACAAATACAATGGTGTAAAAGCAAGACACGGATTCTATAAGTTTGACGAAATCAATGTCATATCTGCTGGTGAGAGAGACCCCGATGCAGATGATGTCAGTGGAATGTCTGCAAGTAAACTCAGAGGATATGCAGAGAAGGGTGACTTTGACAATTTCAAATTAGGT